ATACCTTGTAATAGGCGGAGGTGGCGGAGGCGGATTTTCAACTGGTGGAGGCGGTGGCGCTGGAGGATATGTAGAGGGGTACGTATATCTTCCATTAAGCGTTTCAATAACAATTGGTGCTGGTGGAGCAGGTGCAACAAGCGCAAGCAATGCTTCAAGAGCTGGTTCAAGTTCAATTCTTCATGACATTGTTGGATTCGGTGGTGGAAGCGGTGGAGACCCTGGAAACGCAACTCCAGGAGGTTCTGGCGCTGGAGGCGGTTGGCCAACAACTCTTTTGGCTAGTTCTGCAACACAAACAAGTCCATACAGCGGAGCCGGATATGGTTTTAATGGTGGTCCAGGAACTGGATTAAACTTTCGCGGAGGCGGAGGCGGAGGGGCTAGCGCAGCTGGTTCTGACTCTGGAACAAGCGGTGGAGCTGGCGGTACTGGCGGAGCTGGAAGAAGCTCAAGCATTACTGGGTCTGCAGTAACTCGTGGTGGCGGAGGTGGAGCTGGTGGAGTATTCCAAACTGCAGGAGCAGGCGGAACTGGTGGTGGAGGAAACGGAGCCACATCTGGAGCTGGTAGCAACGGCACGACAAATACTGGAGGTGGAGCTGGTGGCGGGGGAAATGGTGCAGCTGGTGGAACCGGTGGGTCAGGAATTGTTGTTATAAAATTTAGAGACTCTTTGACATTGACAGTATCCCCAGGTCTTACTCAAACAAATGCAACTGCTGGTGGATTCAAAACATATACATTTACCGCTGGTTTTGGGACGGTGACTTTCTCGTAATGGCACACTACGCATTTTTAGACGAAAACAACATTGTTACTGAAGTCATCGTTGGTCGCAACGAAGATGAAGTTGTTGATGGCATTAACAACTGGGAGGCTTACTATGCCTCTCTGCGTGGACAGCGTTGCGTGAGAACGTCTTATAACAACAACATCAGAAAACAGTTTGCTGGTATTGGCTATACATACGACCAAGATGCTGATGTATTTATTGCTCCATGTTTGTATCCATCATGGACACTTGATTCAAATCATAATTGGCAACCACCAACACCGATGCCAGTAGAAGGTATGTGGGTTTGGAATGAAGAAACATTATCTTGGATTGAACGTTAAAATAAATACCGAAAGAAACAATGGAACTCAACGACCTAGTTAACGAATACAACTACCGTAAGTGTCGTGGTAAAGACGACGCTGGTGTAGAAGAACTGTTGGAAGCATTTGAATTCTTTTGCTCTAATTTTGTTTACATTAAACACCCGTCTCGTGGTCGTATTAAATTAGAACTACGTCCAGCGCAAATACAAACGGTGAGAGCATGGTTGAGTGAACGCAACACCATTGTGCTCAAAGCCCGTCAGGTCGGGTTTTCTACGCTTGCAGCCGCTTTTGCTTTCTGGCTGACGTTTTTTTGGCCGGACAGATTCGTCGTCATGTTGTCTAAAACCGAACGCGAAGCAACCAAACTATTGTCTAAATCCAAGTACATATACAAGTTTCTTCCGCAATGGTTACGCATGAGCGGCCCTGAACTGTTGCAAAACAACGTACTTAAAATGGTCTTTGACAACGATTCCGTTATTGAGTCTTTGCCATCAGCCAACGAACCTGCTCGTGGTGAATCCGTTTATCTTGCCATCATCGACGAGATGGCGTTCTTGCCTAACCCCGAAGAAGCATGGGCATCAATTGAACCTATTGCTGACGTCGGTGGTCGTGTTATCTGCATGTCTACTGCCAAGGGCGAAGGCAACATCTTTTATCATTTATGGACTGGTTCGCAAAACGGCACCAACAGATTCAAAGGCATCTTCTTTCCGTGGTCAGCAAACGCAGACCGTGACCAAGATTGGTATGACGCTCAAGCAGCCGAACTTCCGTCGTGGCAATTACATCAGGAATATCCATCCAATCCAGAAGAAGCCTTCATTCGTTCTGGTCGCCCCGTATTTGATATTGATTCACTACGAATACAAGAGGGCGAAAAAGGTAAGAGCGGCATAAACAAAAAGCTGAGCGATGCACCTCATTCGTTTATGTTTGAATCATCTGGTGGACCTCTAACCGTTTGGGAACTGCCGATGTTTGGCACCACATACGTCGTTGGCGCAGACGTTGCGGAAGGTCTGGCTAGAGGTGACTATTCGTCTGCTCACGTCATTGACGCAAAGAGCGGAAAAATAGTGGCTCATTGGCACGGCCATGTTGACCCAGATAAATTTGGTCACGAAATCCTGTATTCACTCGGATACTTCTACAACGAAGCCCTAGTGGGAGTTGAGTCAAATAACCACGGTCTAACCACCCTTACAGCTCTAAACAACGCCAATTATTCAAACCTTTACAGGCAACGCCGTTTGAGCCAAAGAAATGCTGAACAAACGGAACAATTGGGTTGGAAAACGACCAGCTTGAGCAAACCCTTGGCGATTGACGAATTAAATGCCGCCATTCGAGACGGTGTCCTAATTATTCCTTGTGACAAAACGGTTGCAGAACTAAAGACTTTCGTTCGCGACGACGCTGGACATATGCATGGTTCTCCCCACGACGACAGAGTTATGAGTCTTGCCATTGCCAATCAAATGTTGAAATACGTGTGGCTGCCAGAATACAAACCTAAAACCGATGCTCCTTGGGGAACAATGAACTATTGGGCAAAACACGTCGCCAAACCCAAAAAAGAAAATCCTCGGTATCACATCGGAGAGTTCAATGCATACTAGACTGCCTATCAAATGAAATCACCTGACCAACGCTTTGAACAGAAGGTAAACAGAAATGGTCCCGACGGTTGCCACGTATGGACGGGGGCTTCAATCGGGGGCGGTTACGGGCATTTCCGTCTTAAAAAGAAAATGATTTCAGCGCACAGATACGCCTACATCAAAAACAAAGGCGAAATAACCGTCGGAATGAAAGTCTGTCATACCTGTAACAATCCGGGTTGCGTTAACCCCGACCACCTGTTTCTTGACACTCACCATAACAACATGAAGAGAATGAAAGAAAACGGCCGTTTAGCCAAAGGGTCTGCTCATGGCACATCCAAACTGGATGAAGCTAAAGTGAAGAATATTCGCAAACTTTATCGAGAAGGCTTTTCAAAATCCGAAATAGCCAAGATATATAAGGTGACCCCGGTGACCATTGCAAAGGTAATTAGCGGCAAAAGTTGGGGGCATGTAACAGAATGATAGTTATTAGGGAAAAATTAATGCTTTGTTCGTCTTGTTCCAAGGATATTTGTGAAGAAAACGACCTAAAGAGAGGTATTTGTTTCAGTTGTCATATCAAAGGCATCAGATTTGGTTTTAGGGCAGCGGAATACGGTCGGTCAAATTTCAATAACTCAACGATAAAGGAAGCCCAAACGATGTACGAATCAATGCCAAACGTTGAGAAAATCTCAACCAGGAAAGAGTTGATATAGATGGAAACCTTAATTGTTCCAATCGCCGTTGCTCTTATTGGTGGCCCAATGGTCGTAATACTGCAACAGTTCCGCAAAGAAAACAGAGACGACCACGCCGTGGTGAAACAACTACTGGACAAGATTGACGGCAAGGTTGACAAGGTCGATGACAAAGTTGAAGGACATATCCAATGGCACTTAGGTTCCAAAAAGAAAAAGGTGAGCAAATGAAAATCATGATTATGTTTCCGAAGATGGCAAAGATAAAAGGTGCCAAGGCTCGCAAGGCGATTGAGCTAGCCGACACCATTGAGAAACAAAAGAAAGATGACGCCAAGAAGTCAGCCAAGGCGGCACCAAAGAAAAAAGTCGCACCCAAAAAATCAACCGCTACGAAAGGTAAAAAGAAATGAAAGTTAATCAAGATTACACAGGCACGTCCCTCGGCGTAGCAGACGCTGCAGTCACGGTAACCGTGGCAGATGCCGACAGAATTGCTTTTGATGTCACGGGAACGTTTACTGGAACCATCACATTTGAAGCCAGCGTTGACGGAACAACTTTTGTTGCTTTAGGTGGACAAGCACCAGCAGGCGGCTCAGTGATTACCACTCTCACCGCCCCTGGAGTATTTCAATCCACAATAAATGCGTGTCAAGGTTTTGAAAAAGTTCGTGCACGCATGTCCGCCTACACCTCGGGTACCGCGGTAGTCAAATACCAAACAGCCAGAACCAGTAAATAAGGAGCAACCATGAAAAAGAAAATGAACATGTCAGAGTCATTCGCAAAAGCCGCTAAAGGCAAAGCAAAGAGCTCAAAGTCAAAGTCAAAGTCAAAGAGCAAAGCTCCAAGCATGAAGGTAATGATGAAGAACGAAGCTATGCAGCAACGCGGTTACAAGGGTGACGGCGGCTATTAATGCCGGGTAATCCAAAGTTTCCGCCATTGCCAGCAACGACTCAAAAGAACTACAAGT